CTCTAACCTCTTCCTCACCTGAAAATATTTTGGGGTATATAATTTTACCACCGGGAGCAAGCGCCTTTTGCGCTATCTGCTTTAATAAGTCAGGGAGTCCCTCGCACGCGGAGAGTGAGGCCACACGTGTTAGAGTATCAGTAGCTGCCTTATAATCACCCGAAACCCATTTAGGGAAGGGAGATAATTGATTCAGCCGTCGGACCCGGGTCTGAAGATCCTGAAATCTCATAGTTGAATAACTACGAGATGCCCAACTATCTAACATACCACCCTGAAGGGGTTGAAGATAATTGTACAGGACACCCGAACCTTTCGACAAAATCCTAAATTTGCCAGGCTCAGCCAGGGCAGAAACTTTCACATCCAGGTTATAAGCCTGGGAAAGCCTCTCCTTTAAGCTCCGAAACTCCTGTTCACGATGGTGATACAGTGAGTGAGTCAAATTCCTCAGTAATCCAATTTTCTTTGTCTCATCTGGGTTAATTTTTATTTTTTTATTAATCATTTTAGTTCCCCCATGACCCATTTTAAATTCCATACAGGCATGACCTGTAGGACAGAATTTGGTGAGGGACCCAGGTTTGAGACCATAAAAGACTTCCCTTGAAGCGGCTCTTATCTCATGCAGTGCAGCTGGAGAAGGATCAGGACGCTTATTACATATAAGCTGTTCATGATCTTCTAGTGACTTTATGAGACAGGCGGTCGGAAGGGCGGGCCATGATTGCTTTGCCCCTTTCTGTAAAGAGTAAGAAAATCGGACATTTCCATTAATTGCCTTCCGATGAAGGTAGTGTTTGAGAAACCCTGTAAACAGGGGTAACCTCTCAAAGTCCGGAACCAATGGAAATTTGTTCTCGTCACACAACGCTAGGGCCAGGTGCTTGTCTAAGAAATACTTAACATAAGCTTGTTCCATCTCAATTGATTTGAGCAGAATACGCTTATAAGTCTCTCTAAAACAAGTGACCAACCTTCGATATTGCGTGTCAGAGACCCAAGGAACGCAGTGTGATCTTTCCACTAAGATCACCAATACCAGAGATCGTAGAATTGTAACGCTAGAGCTTCTTTGCTCCAGACCGGAAGTTATATGCTTCACGGTTTTGGACAATAGGGTTTCTACGTTGCGACTTTTAACCTCATCCCTGAGGTTTACCTTCTCGTCGCACCCCATGCCAGCTCCCACTGTAGAGCCATCAGGGCTACACGGTGTCAACGGAGTTGACGATAGTTCCAGCCTAGAACTATCACCTTTGGAGCATGTTACGTCTTCAGTTCGTG